TAATATTTCTGTAGCAGGAACTTCGGCACGCAATACACCGTCAAACAATTGAAAATTGCCAGTTGCAGTTTTATTGATATCAGTATAGAATAACTGTTGAACGCCGTTGACGTTTGTTACTCGTACTGTGTAATCATAATAGTTTGCAGTCCAATCTTCTATGTCACCCGGATCAAGTGTGAGTCGAGCTTTGCCTTGCAATGGAACTGTTACTTCCACTGGTTTGGTTATCATAATTTGACCGTTGTTTTGATTCTGGATAACGCATTCCATTTCCAATCCAACTAGATTTACCGGTCGACGCTCGTTATTTCTAATTACGAAATCCAGCGTATTGGTTACACCTTTGTAACATTTTATATCATACTGTATCATAGGCCAATTCACATATGCCGGGTTTGCATCCCACGATACCAGCTGTATGTATTCCTTGAAACTGAATAGGAAGACTGTCGGCATGGCATTCCATTTTATATATACCCTGTAAGTATTTATAAATACCTATGAGCAGGGCATAGCACACATGATAGATACCAAACACGTATTGCAGGAAAAGTTTCCATTTCTTACAATTATACGACATCTCAACAATGAATACCTCGGCATTATACAAAATGCAGATCAATTATTTGTCAGTATGTATATCATGGATAATACATTCACTGAGCAAATGAAGAAAAACTTTATGGAATGCGGAGACACATGGTGGTGGGAAAGCAATCGTCAAATTCCCATAAACATGTTCATCAAAGAACGTTTTGCAGAATTCAAGCCCAATCTGCGAGTGTTTGCCAGTAAAGACACGGAAATAGTGCAAGGGCCCATCGTTAATCTCAAAGACACTATGAACAAGCGTGTCAAACGTAGAACTATACAGCTGGTGAGAATAACTCAATGAATCAAGCTGATATAGAACAGGTTCGAGAATATACCCACGCCATGAGAAGTTTTATACGGCTTAACGATCCGGGTGCAATAATGTGGGCAATCAATAATATGCCGCGTCATCTTGTACCACATGTTAAACATATAGTAGAAGACAATAAAAAGATGATTATGCGGTATATTGCCGCTAAAGTCGAACGTTATGGATTTTTAGATAACTTGGTGATAAACTCTATTAACGCATTAGATACGGCCAGAATTAACTGGCCGGATATCGCTATTATTAAACAAAGTATACACGATGCAGAATTACAGCTTCTTGCAGATTTACAAGAACCATAATACAGTCTAACCGCATCAATCTTTCAGCGTAGTGCCTTCGACAGTAATGCGAACTGTACCGTCTGCATTGACAGTTACCATATCTTTGGGTTCTTCGTCGCGTTTTGCAGCATCCTCTGCTTCTTTCTCATCGCTCCATTTTTCAAACGTGCTGTGAGCATAGGCAAACATAGTGGCTTCGCTGCGATCAAAGATACGAGCAAATGCAGTCAACTCTACATTGTCGTCTTTTTTGTCTTCTGCTTCTACCCAAACGTTAAACGGGAATTCAAACTGTTCAACAGTTTCCCAAATATCAGCCAACCTATCAGGGTGTGCAGAAGGACTGCGGAATAGGTAACCCATACCAAGACTGGGATCCAAGCGTTCAAGTGGATTGTATTCCAATCCAGATCCCATAGGCCATTGTTCTTTTTTGTATTTCAATTTTACATCTTGCCCAAACATATTGCCGGTGCAAGTGAGTTTACATTTAGTACGAGCCATGTGTGTCTCCTGATTTCGATTCATCTACTGTAACAGATTCTGCCAATTGGTCAAGCAGTAAATTTGCATGAACATATACCAACATTGCATAAGACACAGCATGCGCTTTTTTAAACTCGTATCCTGCTTCGCCTTTTGTCCATATCTCGTCGCGAATACTGTCGAAGCCGCGACGTTCACACTGTTTTTGTAAATGTCGCTTGCCCGGTCGTATCAGCGCAAGTATCATTGCAATATGCTCTATACTTTTAGGCTTTAACCTAGCAGTAAGGTCGCCGTAGTTACCCAAATGAAATAGTTGCGATACAAACGCAGGAATGCCGAATACTTCCCAATCAATGGGTCTATGCATGAGATCCAACAAATGCGCTTCATCTCGTACCTGCTCATAAACACCTACATTTAAAAAGTCCAGCTTGAAGAATCCTCGAGACTCTGCTGCTTCATAATCCACACTGCATAGCCCAGTAATGGGATCTTGTGGCACATCATGAAAATAAACACCTGTGTTGTGTTTTGTAATTTTACCATCTTTGATAATGCTAGCAGGCACATAATTCATACCAGCAAGCGCACGATCTCTGTTTGCGAAATCAATGTCAATATCGCCTCTGTTATGAATACGTTCCACAATTAGCCTCTGTCAACTTTGTTGTTTATCATAGACCGTAGTCGTTCTATGTCACGAGTACGCTGACGCAAGTGTTCTTCCATTCTACTCATATCTGTTCGCATGTCTGTGATCATGCGTTCTGTTGTACGCAGTCGTTGTTCTAACAGTGTAACATATTCAGGATCAATAATCTTTAGTACATGCCCATCTATTGTAACTTGTTTGTGTACAGGTTTGGCAATCAGTGATATTTTCTTGGAAAGTGATTGCGGTTCATCATCTTGACTATCGTCACTACCGTACATGTTGTTAAGCTCGTTCATTTACATTCCTGCTTTCTTTAAAGTGTCTTTGATAAATGTTGCACTTTCTTTATCAGATTTGAATCTCAAGGTCCACTGTGCAATAGGTGCAAATTCTACAATCATACTTACTTGTTCAGGTGTGCATCTTGCCAGCATGTCTGCTGCACTGTTTGCATTATATATCACCCAGGGACTGACTCTGCCAGTTTTTACCCAATGTACAAGTTGATTTGTGTTTACTTCTCTAAAAAAATCTATCCACGACTTTTCATGTTGCTGTCCCCATTCTCGCATCAGCACTATTGCACGTTCCAATGCCTGTTCCGGACTTTCAGTACGAATGAGATCTTTTACATACTCTGCATACACTGCATCGTGTGTCCATTTGTCAATTGGCAAATTGTTCTTGATAACATAGTCTATGAATCTTTCGGGTTCTGGTGCAGCAGTATCTAGCAAATGCCTAGAAAATTTACTGAATGCAAGATAATACCTGCTATCAATAAACTCTCTGTACGAACGTTTTTTCTTAGCACTGCCAAATTGGTTAGATAGTTCATAGAACCGTGTCCATGCAAGAAACGCAATCCTGCCTTGTGGCAAATCTTTTTGAAACCATCGCCGTTTCTTCTCACAAACATGGTTAATCAACCGTAACTCGCTAGAGAATTCTCTATTACAGAATTCACACTTGTGCAAATTAGGAAGCACGCTCCATTTTTTTGGCATCTTCTACTAATTCCTTGATTTCTGCTTTGCTAAGTCCGGCATCTTCTCCGAGTTCACGCAGTGTATTCTTATCATGACGGCTCTTTAATATAGCCAACTCTGTTGCATTTATACCAGGATACAGTGATATGAAAAAATCATCAACTACTTTAGTACTACTGCCAACATTGGTTCTGGTATTTTTTGCACCAAGATATGGTCGATATTGTTTGGTAATCAATCCAGTTAAACACAACAGCATATGCTGTAATTCTGGATGTTTGCCAAGATCAAATAGCGATTTATTTACTAACTCGTTGGTAGCAATCACTGCATACGCAGCGTGTTTACTTTGCGGTCCTGCACTGGCCATGAATCGCATAAGAACGAAAGGAACATATTCCTTTTTCTCTTCAACTGTTAAGCCGTCATAATATTTGAGATCTTGCCTATCCAGTGCTTGGAGAACTGAATTCAAGTTTAGTTTTTGTGTACCTGTAGATGCTTTTGCCATATTGTATTGTACCAGATACTGTTAAATTTATCAAGTACAAGATTTGAACACATACTAGACATATGGGCAGACCACTTACTGATAAATGGACAGGCACCACACACGGTGTTAACCCGTTGCTGTATCCATTGTTACGGATAAACGGCATTGTTTCTCGCGGTTATATACTAAAGCAAGTGGGTGCAGACAGATTTTTAGTAGAATCAACTTCTGGCATGAAAAACATATGCAAGCTGGTTAATACAGATCAGTTGCAAATAGACGGGCAAATGTGTTTGAGATTCACTGGAGTTGCAAATGGATTTGTCAAAAACTTAACAGACAACAAACTGCGAGACTTCCACGGTAATAGTTTTTTATGGAATATCTACACACCTACAGATTTTGAAGTGTATGTGTACGATAATAGTGGCCATGCTGATAAATAAAAGTCAACAGCTATGATTATGCGGTTACCCGCCGCGTAGCCTTAGAACGGCACAAACAAGGAGTAAACAAATGGGACGCCCGCTTAAAAAGCAATATTTTGGCAACGTCACAGCATCCGGCCAAGCAGTTATCGGTAACGCTTGGGTCAACGGTGACACTGTGGCGAGACCATGCTGGATTTTCAAACAGCTAACATCTAACAGCTACTACTGGTTCTCAGTAGATGGCCAAGGCCCTGCAAGTGGTGGCCAAGCATATTTGGTAAACGGCGCTATCACTGGACCAGGTCAGGCCAACATCGCTGTATATCCATACGGTTCACAAGGTGGCGGCGCAACTGGTAGTGCAAACCTGGGTGTATACAGTGGCACAGCCATTGTAAGTGGTACAGGTACAGTTACCGCAGACTACGGTGTAGGTAACATATTACAAGTATCAGGTGGTACATATACTGGTAACCAACAAGCAAACGTGACAGTAGCTTCTGTAAAAGTTCGCACAACTGCTGCGGCAGTAGGTGGTTCAAACTACACAGTAGGTGATACTTTCACATTCAGCACCGCTGGTTTTACTACCAATGCTATACTAACAGTGGCCGCAGCAGACGCCACTGGCGCAGTAACAGGCATAACCATTACCAATGCGGGTGTATACACAGGCGCAGCATTACCAGCAGATCCTGTATCACCCACATCTACAGTAAAGACCAACGTGAGTGCAACTGGCGCAACATTCAATATTGGTTGGGGTCTTAACACATTCACTATTGCGAATATCGGTGACTACACTGTTCTTCCTGCAAATCCTGTAACACTTGCAGGCGGTGTATCAGGCACTGGTGCAACTGCTAACTTGGTATATCAAGTAAGTAGCGTAAAAGTTACAAATGGCGGATCGGCATTTGATCAGGGTGTTGAAGCAGCAGTAACATTTACCCCTGCTAACGGTGCAGCAGCTACTGGTACTGCAAACGCAGCAGGTTCTATTACTAGTGTAACTATAACCACAGCAGGATCTGGCTTTACAGCTATTCCAACAGTTGCTATTAATCCTATTGCCAGTGCATCATCTGCTGCACAGATATTCGATAACACTGTAACTAACTTTGCAGGACAAAACTACAAGTGGCTGACACAGGCTAACACCTTGCCAGATCCAACATGGGCACACTTGAACACTGAATAACTATTTGCCGGCGGTAAGCGGGCAGACTCAGGCAAAACCCTTAGAAAGCTGGAGCGATCTAAGGGTTTTGTTTTGGCTAAACATTCTATAGCAAAGACGACGACACCGGCATTTAGCCGGTGTCTTTTATTCTAACAACTGTAATTAAGCTATTAAGCTAGCTTTTCCTGCAATGCCTTTAGCCCGCATACAATGCTGCTATCTTCCATAACTGTAACAGGACCGCGCTGCCAATCTGGTGCAATTTTCTTCAAATCTTCACTGCTGATTTCGTTATCAGCATTTACAGTGCCCCAGCGTTTAACAGTTGTTTCAGTGAAAGCAATATTCTTCTCAGTTAGCAATGCTTTAGCGCGATTGCTATATGGGTCTTGCTTGAATGTATAAATGGTAGTTGCCATGTTTTATCCTACTGGATGAGTGTGATATTATTTATACGGTGATTAAACTAGTTTACGTATATCCAAGCTCTCGGGAATCTTACCGATATCCTTGAGGAAATATGCACACAATGGTGCAGGACTGTCACTTAATGGCACAGCTAATATCTGTCCATTTTTAAGTTTAGGGAAATACCAATTAACGTCGGGCCACAGATTAAGCACTTCCAGCTTTAAGAAGTGCGGCATGAAACCGTTTATTGGATTGTAGCAAAATACATCAAAGTCTTTATCATTGAGATAGATAAGCGGCATGATTTCCATCTCGCCGCTGTTTTTATCTCCAATAATAACACTCCAGTCTAATGGCATTTGTATATTCAAATTACCTATACGCAAGTCCACACAGGGACTATTGAAACTTTCAAGAAATATCAATGGTATGAAATAGTAATCTACATTGGCTTGGTCAGAATAATCTAGAACACCGAAGCGTATATCTTCGGCGTTGTCTGGTATCTGGTTCAAGTTGAACGTTGTGTTATAATTTGTGAGTATTTTCATTTGCATCATTACTTATTGGTAATAATGCATTGCTACTAATAATTATTAAGTTAATCTGTCTATTTTTTCAATGGAAAACGGATATTTTGCCTGTTTATAGAACTGCTTACGTTTTGTAAGGTGCTTTGCACTAAATTTGCAAGTACTGGTCATATCCCATATTTGTACAAAGTCTTTGTCCTCTGCTTTACGTAGCCCACGACCGATACTTTGTATAACACGAACGAAACTTTTACCCGGTTCTATCAATACCAAATTAAACAATCTGGGTACGTTGATACCCACAGCAGCAACACCATACGTTGCAATCAGTGTTTGGTCATCGCTAACAGCAATGTTATCATATTCTACTTTGCGGTCTTTGGACTTGACTGCTCCACTGATAAACGTACTGCCTTCTATGAGCTGTTCCAATGCTTTGCCTGTTTCAAGTCTATCACATAACACAAGTGTATTACCTCCTGCGGAAATAGCAGCAATCATATCTGCCATCCATTTGATACGATCCTTGTCAGTAGTTAAGAATTTAAGTTCTTCCTGATAGTTGTTGTACTTGACAACTTCTTTGGTTTGCAATACGTTCACATGACAATTAGCAAGCACACCTTTGGCTTGCAAGTCGCTTGCAAACAAATCACCCACGTTAGGACCAACACTGACCAGCAAACTGAGTTTATCTTGATCTTCTTCTGGTATAGTACCAGTCATGCCCCAACGTATGGGTACATGGCGAAACGTATCGGTCATCAATCGTGTTACAACATCTGCTTTGAGAATATGACATTCGTCTACAATTACGCATATGAGATTCTGCATGAATATTTCATGTTGATGTTCATCTAATGCATCCTTGCTGTTCTTATCAAGCACATTAAGACTTTGCCAGGTACAAATAGTATGTGTTCGGTCATACTCTTTGCGGTCACCATATAGAACTCCGACATCCAGTCCTAGATTTTTATAGTCAACTTCTGTTTGTTCAACAAGACTCTTGCTAGGTACAATGACAATACTACGCCCATAGGGCTCTATTATTCTGCTTAGAGTAGCAGTGAGCAGAGTCTTACCTGCGCCGGTTGCAATTTGTTGAATACATTGAAGATTTTCTACGTATGTGTTAACTAATTCAACTTGGTAGTCTCGCAGTACAATTGGCTGATCTGCACGTTCATGGCCCTTTGGCCACACTTTTGGCGCATGATAGTCTGCGCCAACTCCGCCCAAGCTGATATCGTACTGTAAGCGATTATCTTCCAGCTCAAATTCAAAACCATTGTCTGTAATTACAGGCAACATTCTGTCTAGTAGATTCAAATATGTTCTGCCACCTAATGTGCAAAAGCTTTTGGTACCATCCCAGCGTCCAAGTTTGAATGCTGCGCTATAACGTGCACCAGGCTGGAAATATTTCACAGCATCCACACAGGCTTTGCGTGTGCTTAAATCAAGACCTGCCATCTTGATATTAACTTCGTCTTCTATTGTTATTACACATTGTTTTGTCATTTATAATTTTACCATATGTACTGCTCATATACAAGCAAAAAGAGGAGGGATTTCTCCCTCCTCTTTTTAATTAGCACAATGTAAGCGCGGTTTACATCATGCCGCCCATGCCACCATCATTCTGCGGTGCTGAATTTTCTTTCGGCAATTCAGCAATGATAGTGTCAGTAGTTAGAACCATACCTGCAACGCTTGCAGCGTTCACAAGTGCAGTCTTAGTCACTTTGGTTGGGTCAATAACACCCTGTGCAATCAAGTCGCCGTATTCACCCGTAGCTGCATTGTAGCCGTATGCGCCAGTGCCCTTGGTGACTTCGTTGACAACTACGTCTGCTGCATCACCTGCGTTGCTAGTAATGGTACGGATTGGCTCTTCCATAGCACGAAGTACAATGCCGATGCCAGCAGTTTGATCTGTGTTAAGACCTTTGAGATCTTTGATAGCATTGCGAGCACGAATAAGTGCAACACCGCCACCGGGTACAATACCTTCTTCAACAGCAGCACGAGTTGCATGCAGTGCGTCATCAACTCGGTCTTTGCGTTCTTTGACTTCTACTTCAGTTGCACCGCCTACTTTGATAACAGCAACACCGCCCGCAAGTTTAGCAAGACGTTCTTGCAGTTTTTCACGGTCATAATCGCTAGAGCTATCAGCAATTTGTACTTTGAGTTGTGCAACACGCTCCTGGATAGCAGTCTTGTCACCAAAACCATCAATGATGGTAGTGTTGTCTTTGTCAATCTTGATGCTCTTTGCACGACCAAGATGTTCCAATGTGGTCTTTTCAAGCTTCAATCCAAGGTCTTCGCTAATAACAGTACCACCTGTGAGGATAGCAATATCATCTAGCATGGCTTTGCGACGATCACCAAAGCCAGGTGCTTTGACAGCAGCAACTTTGATAGTACCTCGCAGCTTGTTAACAACCAATGTTGCCAGTGCTTCGCCTTCGATATCCTCGGAGATGATAAGCAGCGACTTACCTGTTTGCATTACACTTTCAAGAACAGGGATAATGCTTTGCAGGGTAGTGAGTTTCTTGTCGTAAATCAATACGTATGCATCGTCCAATTGTACTTGCATTTTTTCTTGATTGGTAACAAACAAGTGACTGATGTACCCACGATCAAACTGCATGCCTTCGACAATATCCAGTTCAGTGTCAAGGCTTTTGTTTTCTTCAACAGTGATAACACCTTCTTTACCTACACGCTGCACAGCTTCTGCAATTAATTTGCCGATATCACGATCGCTGTTTGCAGAAAGGCTTGCAACTTGCTCAATTTCAATAGGTGTAGTGCAAGACTTGCTTAGGTTATCAAGTTCAATAACAGCAGCAGATACTGCTTTGTCAATACCGCGCTTGATGTCCATGGGATTCATGCCAGCAGCTACCAGTTTAAGTCCTTCACGGATCAAACTGTGTGCAAGTACAGTTGCAGTGGTAGTGCCGTCACCTGCGTTGTCAGCAGTTTTGCTAGCCACTTCGCGCACCATTTGTGCGCCCATATTTTGAAACTTGTCTTTCAAGTCAATTTGACGTGCAACTGTAACACCGTCCTTGGTTACCAGCGGTCCACCATAGCTACGTTCAAACGCAACGTTGCGACCTTTGGGACCCAATGTGCTTTTTACAGCATTTGCGAGAATATCAATACCCTCGAATAGTTTCTTGCGGCTGTCATTGCCGAAAATTACTTCTTTAGCCATGTGTTATACTCCTACCATTAGTTAAAAACTGCGAAGATTTCATCTTCTTTTAACACCAAAAGGTCTTCGCCTTGGTGTTTAATTTGAGTACCTGAATATTTTCCAAAAAGTACTCTGTCTGCCACTTTAACTTCCAGTGGGATGTAATCGCCGTTGCGGTTCTTTTTACCCTTGCCAACTGCTAGCACAATACCCTGATCAGGTTTTTCTGCAACAGTGTCTGGGATAACGAGACCACCTTTGGTGACAGTATCACTGTCCACCCGTTTGACTACGACCCTATCATTAAGCGGTCTTAGCTCTGTCATCGTATTCTCCTATGATTAATATCAAGCACCAAGCATTGCCTGGCCTCTAATAAAACTATAATCGGCAAATGGCTGTATATCAAGTTTTATCAGTAAATTTGTGCAGATACTGTTATCCACGGGTATCCAAGTGCGCGTCTTCCATACCTTGAATACGCAAGCGTACAATGTTGCTTATTTGAAACTGTTTGACATCAAGGCCTTTTATCAAAGCCAAATACTTGTTACGTACCAATGCAACTTCGTTTATTAATATACACATGGATACAACACCGTCTTCACCATCTATGTATTTTTCAATACTGCGGTCGGACAACTCTCGCTGATATCGTTCAAGATATTTACGATAATGATCCGACCGCATTTTATCGTAGCGTATGTTTACCAACTTCAATATTGCTTCAATTTCTTGAAGTTGCCCAAATCTATAAGCCATTATACCGCTTAGTTCTTGAGAATTCTTTTCTACGCTGCCAATAATCTTTGTTTCTACCCAGGCTGTTTCTAGTTGACGTTGGAACCAATCTATAGCATCAGGTAATTTACTCAAATCTGTAGCTACTTGACTGTACCACATTGTGTCTTTACTTTCCTAGCCTGTTATAAAACTCCCAAAGTTTCCAGTCTATTTTATTAAGCTGTGTAACCATAGCAAGTGACAATTTCAACTGAGCTTTGGCGATTGCCATTGCATCGTTGCTGTCCAATGCTGCCGCTACTTCGCGTTCTAATACCACATGTGAACTATCAAGTTCTGTAGTAGCCACAGTATTAGCAGTTACCGCTGCATTGGAATTTGGATTTATTCTAACAATTTTAGATATTTTGGTTGTCATATTAACTGTTACTCATCTATATCGTCATCGTAGTCTATTACGAATTCGTCTAGCGATTCGCCGGTATATTGTGCATCCATTGCAATGTCAAGGTGGTCATCTTCACCTCGCAGAACTTCAAATTCTTCTCTATCCATACCGTTATCTGCAAAAATATGTACTAGCTTTCGCGCCATATCTTCTCGCTTGTTGTTAGGAAGCAGTTCTGACACTGCTTCCCATACTTCCAACAACAAATTAGCCCCAATACTCATTCATCATCTCCATTTATATTATCAACTGTATCGTCTGACTCTGCTACACTGTCCATAACAATTTTAGACTCGTCCCACTCTGACATAATCAAGTCTAGCAGGTCATCGCTGATCCCAGAACGGAAGTACTTATGTTCCTTGCCAGTCTTGTCCATGTACTTTAATTTGTTCCCGTCTTTGGCAAGTACGCCTTTTTTCTCAAAAAGGTCGATAAGACCACTGTATTCATCCATACCAGTATCCCACGGAATCTTTAGTTCTACAGATTCAAATGGCTTGTTGTAACGAGTTTTCATAATCTTACATGCAGCACGGATACCGCGAACGTCTGTTACCTTCTTGCCGTCTTCATCTTCTTTGAGTTTAAGCTTACGCATTGCAACCACAATACTGCTTGCATAGATAAAGCCTTGTCCACCGCTGATCTTATCATCAGGATCAAACATATCCTGACTTGCATAGCTATGGTTAGTAACGACCAAACCAACATCATATTCTCCAAACATGTTTACGCAGTTGCGCACAAGTGCAGCAAGTGCTTTGGGTTTACGACCCATGTCGCCTTTCATGTCACCTGCTTCAAACTGATTAACATCAGTGGGTGTAAGCAACATGCCCAAGCTGTCCAATACAAACAGCACTTTAGGTCGATCTTCTGGATCTGATTTTTCGTATTTGCTCTTGTAATCTTTCATAAAGTCGCTGATAAGTCTAGCAACATCATCAATCATAGCAAGATTGCATTTAAGCAACTTGTCTTCGCTGGTATCAACACCTAGAGGTTTCAACCAGTTTTCGTCTAGTGCGTTTTCGGTATCAATAACAATAGGGAAGATACCTTGCTTCTGTGCATTGCGCACAATGTTACCACTGCAAATATAACTTTTGCCAGAACCACTTTGTCCTGCAAACATTGTTACTTTACCAAGCGGTATACCATTTTTGAAGTTACCGCTGATACAGTAGTTAAGTGCATAGTTACCACTGTGGATCCAAGTACTGGGATCGTGGAAGCCCATGCTTAGTGTAGGGATAGATTTTGTAATGTCTTTACGAAATTTGCTTATGTCAAACGGCTTCATTCACTGCTCCAGTGTTGTTTAAAAATTAGCAGAGGAGCGTTAACTCCTCTGCTGTTATCATTTAGATATTAGCTTTGGCCAAGCTTGCGACGACGGATAGCTTCAAGAATATCTTCTGGCGAGGACATCTTAGGCTTATCACTTGCAGGTGCAGCAGTAGGAGTTGGATCTTTCCAACCACTATCTTGTACAGCAGCAGTCTTTGAAGCAGCAGCACGTTCGAGAATGCTGTTTGCAGTCACAGGCTTAGTAACTGGTGCAGATGGTGCAGCTTCACTGGCCTCAACACCTTCCATACGCATGCCGCTAGGACGATAGAATTGACCCCAACGTTCTGCATCATACAGTTCTTCGTTTACGCTAGCATGGAACATTTCAACAATTGCGTTAAGATGTTCGTCGTCTGGCTTCTTGGGCAAGAACTGATTCAAGCTGTACAACCCAAACTTTTCAACTGCACCCAGTTCATCTTCATGCAGCGCACGTTCTTTCATTGACCAGCTAGAGCTAGCATAGTTGGCATAGCCACCTTTGGTAGTCTTGGACAGATAGAAGTCGCGTCCGTTTGCGTAGTCAGTTGGGCTGTTCTCAAGATCCTGACGCATAAGAATGCCTTTAACAACATCAAACACGCTGGGATTGATAATGAATCGACGAATAGGATTCTCAGGAGTGTTGTCATCTTTGTTGGGATTCTGAGGAACGAAGCCTTGGAACAGATAGCTTTTCTTACGCCAGTATTTGCGTGCCATATCTTCCAATGACGGATCTTTCCACCACGGACGAGTCTCTGCTGCGATCGGGCAGCTATTGGGCTTCCACATGTCCATGCAAGGTACTTGCACTTCAACTGGTTTTGCATCAGTGCTGCCTTTAACACCAGGGAATGGGATTTTGATAATCAAACGCTCTTCCCAAAAGAAGTCGTTCGAGTCGTTGCCATCTGGGAGAAAACGTAGTGTTGCGGTGCTACCTTCTGGGTTATTCCAGAACGGATAAATGCTGTTGTCGCCTGTAAAGCTACCGCCTTTACCGCGTTGATCTTTGCGAGCCTGTTGCTCTAACAGCTTAGCTTGGATTTCTTTAAGATTCAATGCCATGATAATGTGCCTCCTATATGTGCTTTCATGTGCCTAATATGGTATTAAGACAACATACAATGTATGCTGACAGTATTATTTATGCCACAGCAACCATCAAAAGTCAAATTTACTATTGATAATTACTGTATCGCATGCTAGTGTGATTGGTTATCTAACTGCGACTAAGCAGTATGCCGCAGTTAGATATGTATAGCAAGAGTAGATGTTAAAAATCGTGCGATGTTAATCCGGCCAATTCACCAAGACGAATAATGTCTATATCGCCATCATCATCGTCGTCTGTGAATTCGTCGTCTAATACATCCAATTCAATTGGTGCATCCAAGGAGTTGTGCGGCGACTGTACAATATATTTTGCAGCAGTGTTCATTGCACCAACTGCATCTGTGTCATCGTGCGAGCAACCACAGTGTTCTATCAGATCATTTGCAAGATCTAGGTATGCTTGTTGATCTACTTCAGAAAGTTGATTGAGATCTGTTATACCGATACCGTAACCTCGGTTACCACTTAGTCGCTTACTGTCCTTGCTTAACTTGCGAATCGCATCTTTTACTATAAAACTGCGATCATCCCCGGCATGTTTGAGCATTTTATTGGCTTGTTTGAGTTGTATATAGTCTTCACTCATTCGCAGAATCGCGCCGCCAATATCATCATTTAACCTGCCATTATTGGCTAGGTGTCGTGCCATTGCTCTTGCACCTGCAATGTGCGGATGTGGATATGCAAAACGTTCGCCTAATTTGGTTTCGATGAATATGTTGCGTATACGACGCCAGCGACTTCCTTGCTTGGATTCATCTACTGGATCTGTATGACGAATAATAAGTTTACTGTTGCCTATCTGTTGATAGCTGCTTTTTGTACTACCATATGGCTTACTGATATCTTTGCTTTCATTGACTTGTTTTGAATCTGTCAATGGCCCACCTGTTACCCATGCATCACAAGTACGACGACTGGCACATTTGAATTTCAAGAAACGGCAGTAGCCCAGATCACCCGCATCAATGGTAGGATCATCTGCTCCGAGATCTGAACCTATGCCCTGGGCAATACAGTCCAGTGTTTCTGTACGTTGATCAAATGCTGCACAATTGCCACA